CGACTGCACGTCCTCGATGTACTACAGTACGCCTCCGTGCGGCGGACAAACTACGCCTTGTACTGACCCGAAACTCCGCGCTAAAGGGGTCTGAGACCCCGATCAATTCCTAAAAAGAGCGATTTGTTGTAAAAGATACAGATAATCTCTTGACTTAATTGCTTTTCTTAAATATAATTCATCCAGTTTTAATAATGGACACCGCAGGGCAGGCGGAATGCTCGTTAGTCCTCAAGGCCGTTCGCGGAGGCTCACATCCGACTACAAACCGCTTGCTGTTTTAGGCTGGTTTCCGAAGTGTGATTTTATGTAAATATGAACAGTTATTTTGAAAAAGGGGATTAGAAATTGGCAAAACGAAAAAAGGTGCCGGGCAAAACAGAGGTAGAGGTTTTGACAAAGAGCCGTCGCAGGTGTTGTTTATGCTTTGCTCTGGAACGTGACTTAGACATTAAACAGGGTCAAATAGACCATATTGACGGCAATACTCAAAATAATGTTTTTGATAATTTGGCCTTTTTATGCCTTAACCACCATGACCAAAAGGGTACCAGAACAAGTCAGAGCAAAGGCTTGAAGCAAGACGAAGTTAAACAATACAGAAATGAGTTATACTTACATCTTGCAGATTGGGGCTTTGAGGATGACAGGGAGAATTTCTTGCGATATTTGGCGGCACAGGTAGATATTGAGCACATGGCAAAATCTGCTCTTCGTATTGCTTCGCGATTTTCATGGCATGGAGAAAGTATAGCTACAGAAGCTCTTACTCAGGCAGAAATCGAATATATTGATAGTGACTTGATTATTCCCTTGCTAGGTGTAGTGTTGGCCTCAAAGTGGCATAAATTATATGGAAGTGGCACAGGTTTTTAGCGCAGAAAACAACCGCCCGACCATTTTTTGTCGTTAGCGGCAAACCTTTTTAATAGATTTTTAAATAACCCTTAAAATATTGTTACAACTTACCTCTTTTGCATTCGAATTTTTTTCGGCCTAACTTTGTCGGCAGGCCACAACAAAAGTCGGGGCATTTATAACCGCCGTTGCAGATTTTGCACGCCATTCTGCGTCTGATATATTCGTTTTGGTCAACCATTTCATCCAGACGATTTAATTTTTTCATCTTAGCTTTGGCGGTTTCGTAACCGAGTACAATCTGTTCGATAGTAAGAACCGGCTCTGTTTTTTTCATTGGCCTGAACTCTTCTGGCATAAAGTATTCTTTTATCAACCTACTAACCGACTTTTGGCTGAATAAGTTTATTAATTTTTTACGTGCTACTTTTGGACTTATAGATTTTGGGGTATAAAGCCGGTAGGCAAGAGTTGATTTAAAAAAGTGCCTACAAGTTACGCTGGAATGAATATAGATTTTACCTGGGTGTTCTTTGTGCTGTAGTTGCGCCTTCATCGACCATTCCAAGCCTTCATTGCCGGACTTTCCAAGCGATAAATCAGCACCGCCTAAAGCGTCCCACCTTTTCTTGCTAATCATCCAAGCATCGCCATCGGCAAAACATAGACTTTGGGCGATAAGCGGCCTGTGTTTTTTTGGTAGAGCAGCACGGCGTTTGCAGGCGTTAAGTTTATTGTCGAGAACATAGAAAACAATCTCTTTGGCTTCGTCTGATTCTTTTTGAGAACGCAAAACAGCAGCGCCTATATTGACGGGATTCGCAATCGTTTTAAGTTTCAAGTCCCACGCTGAACTCATCCGGCAATGAGCAGGGCAAAAGAACAGAAATTTGCCTTCTGCAACAACAGCGGCTTTATTCAGACAGGCACGCCGCCCTATAGGTTCTTCGTTCTGTAAAACTTTAACTTTCGGGTTTTCAACCACTCCATAATTATAACCGTCAAGAACTACGATAATTTCAATCTCTCCGGAAGCGGTTGAAAGTAAGTTTTCTATCGTATTATTCAACTGCTTTTCTTCCGTAGCCGTTATAATTACGGTAGTCAAAACCCGCCGCACCGCTTTTTCGTTTGCAAGTAAATTGCCCCTATAGATTTTAAGTTCATGCCTGTCACGAACATAGTTCCTCTTGTTCAATTCTTGTGGTTCTATCCGTTTCCTGCCAAGCCCCTTTTTGTTTAATGTTTTGCCATCCCAATTTCCACGGCAGACGTGGATACACCATTGTCGGGGTACGTACAGAGGCTTACCGTGTTCCTCTGCCATCTTCTCACAAATACCGCCTCGAAATTTTCTACAATATTCATCCCACATTTTCACGGGAAATTAGTTCCGTCCGTATAAATAACAACATCAATATCGTCTGTGTCAAACTCCAATAAACATTCCATTCCTATATCACTTCCTGTATGCTGTTGTAGGTAACATTCGTAGCCAGTATAGTCGGGGTGACAATTTTCAATAAGATTGCTTGTTACATCTGCTATTTTATTGCTGTCCGAATCCTCAATATCGTCCCCACTCTTAGCATTGTCGATAAAGTCTTGACTGCAATTTATAACACGCATAACACCGGCAGCAGTTCCCGCACCCCAATTACCATAATCAAACGACCAAACTTCCGCAGTTTCGCTGGCCGCTCCTACGATATTTATAGTTTCACCAATTACCGGTTCGTGCTCACCATTTGCATACCAAAAACAAATCATTCTTTCTCCTATGTCCAACAACAGTCACATCCTATGTCAAACTCAGTTCGATGCGGAGCCAAGCCGAGACCGTCACTCCAATAGTAACCAGTCCAAAAACCGTTCCCATACGTGCAGTTATCACGCCATCGTTCCCACTCCCATCCCATCATGTAATAACAACCGTTATAAGTGTTGTCCCTTACGTAAATAAAATCTTTGCAAGCCAAAATAGCAGCTTCCTCGCATTCTCCATCTTCAAGCCAAGTGGCACACCTTGTGTCAAAAATCCACTTCTTGAACTCGTTAACGTGGACGTGCAAAAACGGCGGGTCTTCGTCTAAGTCCCAATAGTCTGGTAATATACAACGACAGTCCGGCCATACCGGCTCTTGCACTACAGGCGGTCTCTGGCAGCACGTTTCACAGATATATAAAACACCGTCTATTATGCGGTGTAGTAAGTGTCCATAAGTCGGCCTGAATCCTATTGGTACGTCTGTTCCTATGCCGCTTCCGGACTCTGAACAAAAAGTAAAAGATAAAGCATCAACAACATCCCCTATATGGTTCGCAAGTGTAAATTGTCCGTCCCACGTCCCCGCAAATAACAAGCCCACAGCGTTCATATCCGAAGGGTCAAATATCACCGAGCCGGAATCACCGCCTGCCGAAAACCTACCATAATCCCAATCGGTTTCGATAAGTAGCTGGTCGATAAACACGGCAGCGCCTACGCTATACTCCACTTCAACATCAAAATTAAAAGAGAGTACCCATCCCTGCGTATATTCCGTTGTTCTGCCTACCTTCGCAACCAATAGGGGCAGTTGGTCAAAAGTCCAGTCCCTCAAGTCTTTCGTGCCCTGAATCTCGTAATCATAATTCATAATCGCAGTCGAACCGTCCGCCTGCGTATCTATATCGCATAGAGCCGCATCAACCAAATTGTCACCGCCCACAAAATCGATAAAAACATAACTATCTAAGTCGCCGATTTTATCGGCGACAGTTCCTCCGTCAGCAACTCCAGGCTGGTATATATCATCACCATTGTCCACGTTGTTGGAGTTGGCCAAAACGTGATTATTTGACAGGATATATTTCGTACTGTCTTTGCATACTACCGAGCCGAGCGTACCCGCCGACATTGCGTAATGTCCTATCGAAACCCCTGCCAGTGCTGGTCTATATTTATCGGCATAAGAAAACGCTTCCATCATCGGGCGTTCAGTAACAATAATCTCCAAAAAACCATCATCCTCTGGCCTCTCTCGTAATTTCAATCCCTCTAAGTGTCTGTGTGAATCCAGTTTCTTTGTTGACCACATAGCTATTGCAAACCGATGCCCTTTATCATAACCCTTGTCGCCTTCTTTCAAAAATATCAATCCGCAGCCGTGAACTTTTGATTGTTTTTTCTCGACACGAACAGATTTATTGATTTCGACACGAAGCCGTTGCCGGTATTTGTCGGCTATGCGTTTCGCCTTTTCGTAATTTTTACGGCCACCCTTCATTATGCCTCCTCTGTCCAAGTGCCGTACTTCGATATTGTCGCCCAGTCCCCGTTTGAGTCGGCTACCAACATTAAACATTCACCGATAGCGTTCGCTGTTTTATACTTGTTGGCGGTCTGGCCGCTGTCATCCCTGATTGTTGCAGAACCAGGGTCAACTCGTAATTCCTGCGCTGCCTGTACGGCAAAGGCAAACTTCGTCCCCGCCGGTGCTGAAGCTGGCAGGGTAAGCGTAATTGCTCCGCTTGCCCCCAAATTGGAATGCGCTGTTCCGGTTTCCGCTACTGTAAGCGTGTCGTTGGCGGTATGTTCTTCGATTTCCGACCATTCTTCACAATCCCTCGATACGTTAAACCAGTCGAGCGATTTCCATACGCCATCGTCTTTTGTAACCCAGAACATCCATCCATCCTTCAATCGGGGGACAACTTCGTCAAGGTTGTAATCGCCGTGTATATTCGGATAAACATCAACCTCTTCTCCGGCCGCGTCACGGTCAAGGTAGCAAACAATTTTTGTGTCCGATGGTGCATCGGTTTTACAAAACGCCTTACGGTACCCCTCATACCTGACAGCTTTGGTTATTTGTATGCTCTCTGGGGACTGCAACTGTTCATTTTTGGCCGCAATCCTGATTTGGTGTATTTTGTCATCCGTGACACTCAAGGGTCAGACCTCCTGATAGCTTATTTGCAGTCCTGTAATCGCAGCAGGTCCTTGCGAATCCGCAAAGTCGGCTGCGTAGTTCGTGTTTTGAGATTCGCCTGCTGCGGTCCTGTAGCTGCGAACACAAAAACGATACATCTGTCCGTGGCTCAAAGCACCTGAGGTCCAGCTGAATTCACCGTTGCGCCCCAGCATATAAGGAATCGTATCGTCCGGGCTCTCAAAGTCAAATCCCGACCCAGAGTCCATATAGATTTTGAAACCTGTCGGCTCGATCTCTTCGCCGGTCGGAGTGTATCGCCATCGTATCTTGAATTTTGCCCCCGCCAGTTTTTCTATCGTCAAATCGTCCGGCGGATTCGGTGTACTGCCCACCATGTCCCCGTTCTCGTCAATTGCTATTATAAGGGCAGGCGAATCCTCGCTCTCTAATCCACAAGGACGGACCTGCCTGCGGATATAGTGCCATATCGTATTTGGCGGAAGGTCCTGGTCGTTTACCTGTACCTGCGAATCGTCAATGCCCATCACGGCCTGAACATTGTCATAATCCATATTACCGTCCTGTCCCCGATAAACTCTGTGGTAAATTCCCAGCTCCTGACCATCACCACCATTATAAACCCAATCCATTTCATCATCGGTCAACTGGCGATTGTATAATGCAATTTCATCAAAATCACCCTCCCAACCATTGCCAAATAAATTATTAAGCCACAATATTAAGTCTGAGCCAGAAGCAACATTGATTGTCCCTACTGCCGTTCCGGTCTTAACAAAATTTTTATATGATAAATTATCAAGACCAACAGTGCCGGTTTTCAAGGTCGCTGTTTGGGCAGAATTATCATAATTGATTGCAACAAAATACGTTGTCCCTGCGTTATGAACTCCACTGTCACCAGCCCAATAATTTCTCTTATCCGCATCGCCACTGCCATCAACTGAAATATAAAAGAATGGACGAATTGTAGGACCAGAACCTAAAACCGACCCAAGATGATAACTTCGTCCACCAACTCCAACTTCATTCGAAGTACCTTTAGCTAAAATATCTTTGTTTTCCGTGGCGGGTACTTTTTGCCGTGCCCAATAACAAAAACACAAATCACCGGTTATGCTCAAAGCGTCATAGTGCGGAACTGAGCTAAAGACAAGCCCACCTTCCTCGTCACCTTCAACGAGAAATTGTCTTTCAAGGTTTGCGTGTGCAGCGGCTATGGAAAATGTGTTTGTATCTACTTCGCCTTCGTCGCCGTATGCCGTACCGTGAGTACCAACTTCATTGATAATAACACTATTGGCAGTATTATCATTGAGCTTTAGGTATAAAACCAAATTGTCGAATCCAGGCGGAACCGCTGCCATTATCCGACTCCCATTGAAACAGGACTGTAATCTTTGTCGAACTTCGCACTATCAACAACCGATTTCACTCCATTCTTATCAACCAGCCATTGGCCATTCGACAGGACAAAATCTTTTACTTCATCTGTGTCTGTCATAAAAACACCGGACTTCTGGTCGAGCCTAACCCCACCAGGATAAGGTTTTTTACTTTCCTGAAAACGGTTAGCGTCCACCGTATCGCCTAACTTATCTTTATATTCAGCCATGATTTGTTGTCGTTCTTCGCCGAATCTTATTCATCGAATAGATAACCGAACACATCGATGGTAGCGGTGACATCGGCCGTCGCTCCGGTAACCGGTTTAATGCCGAACTCATCGCCGGCGTCGAAGATGGTGTACTTTGCGTTATTACCCTCAATGACCATGTAATCGGTCGTTGCCGTCATGCTCGACAGATCAACCGCATTCTTCCAGGTATCGGCGTTTGCACCATCACCTAAATCAAAGTCCGTTCCGCCGGCCAGGCTTCCCGATGGATTCCTCGGAACGCAGTGGGTGATAATACATTTTTGGCCTTCTGGAACCTTAAAGAGGATGGTTTTGCCATCGCCGTTTTGTAATTCTACGCCGGTTTTAGTGGTCAAGCGACTTAATACATTCTGGTCCAAATCCATTTTTCACTCCTTATGAAATTACTACCTCGTTATCTTTACACACGACTTCATTGTTTTTACACACAACATTGTCCGGTGTGAGATTTGTAAAAAGCTGCAGGAACGACTGCCCTCGCAGGTCCCGCACATCGGTAATATCGCCGTCGCTGTCAACGTCAATCTCTGCAAGTTTCATATGGTCCGCTACGGGCCAGCCGTTGCCGTCGATATCGCTGCCGATAGTGTTATCCCCATTGAGCCAGACACAAGTCGTATCGTTATCGGTCGGGTTGACATTGCTGCCTGGCGTATAGGTTTTGACCTCGCCCTTATAAAGGTACTTACCGCCCCGAACGTTAAATGTCGATGTTGTCGGGCAGTACACCCCCAGCGCCCCTGCCCAGGCCAGGGCGTTGACTATTCCCCAGAGAAACTTTACGTATTCGGTTATGAAGTTGTCGTTATTGTCCGTGATTAATTCGATGCCGAAGTTCTTAATATCGGTGAGCATATCGGCCTCAGGCGGATAGCCGCCCTCCATATTTGTTCCTGCCGTGTAACCTGACCGTGTCATTTTATTGCTTCCTTAATTCAATAATTTTGTTTTGTAATTCCATCCATTCGCCGAACAACAATTCTTTTTGCTCGTCACCTGCAGTCTTCATTTTTTTACGCAGCTCGCGTGCCTGCTCTCTCAAGGCATCTATCGCCTTTTTCTTGTCAACCGGCAGTTCCACCGGCCGCTTTTGTTTTACCGGTTTTTGTTTTTGCTCTCGTCTCTCTCGTCTCTCTTTGATGTCCAGCAGGGCCAACTGATTCGCCTCGAACTCGTCAAAGCCGGCCTCGAGTTGTCGTATTGCAGCTCGCTCCTCGTATTCGTAATCATCAGCTATTGCTCCCATCTTTTTTCCGAGGTACCATGCACAAATCGCTTATCACTATTTTCAAATCCAGTTTTTTCGCCAGCACCACAAGCTGTGCCATAGTTATCTCGACGTCCTTGCCGTCCGGCCAGTCTAAAGGCAGCGTAAAGCCCAGCCCGAGGTGACGGTATGCCCCATCGGCAAAGCCTTTAGCATTCATTGCCTCGGAAATCTGCCTGTCCAATTCCATCCTTTTGGCCGGCATTATCTCAATCGAAACTATCTCGTTTTCATCGCTCATTTTAACTAACCCCACACGTAGCAACTCCGCAGCATACCCTCGTTTCGAAGAGTAGACCCTGCCCTTTGGAGCCCGCTATTTTTTTTCGTTTATATGTCTCGCCGAGGATCCGTTTTGCATCGATTGCCTTCCCCTCGAGGTAATCTCTCCAGATGTCATCCTCTTTCGTAAGCCAGTATCCGTCCGTCAGTGTCGCCACGATATGCGAGCCGTTTTTGCGAAGGTATTTTACAAGGGCTCTTACATGTCGTCTTTGCGATTCGCGGCTGCCGGCGAGCCTGAGCTTCTCGGCCAATTTCGCTGCCACTATCGGCTCGGCGGCCGCTTCCAGCAGGCTCAGACACCTGGCCGCCTCTAACGTTGTTATATTTGCCTTACTCATATTTACTCGATGTAATCTACCGCCCCGGGAAAAGATGGCTCGACGAAGAATGCATCCTTGATTTTCCGTCGAGCCCCGACTTTAGCCAGTTGCTTCTCCGTAAGCCTGGCAAGCGATTCCTTATCGACCGTCTCTTTAGTCCTGATATAGGCCTTGGCCTTTGCTTTTGAGAATACCTTTTTGATTAGCTCCAGCGTGGTCTTTTTTATGCTGATTGATGTGCTCTTTCGCCAGCCTAATGTCCCGAAATACAGTGTTTTGCTTTTTTGCTTGCCGAATTTGTCCTTGTTGGTTTCGGCGAATACCTCGAGACTGCGTGCGTACAGTTTGATTTTTTCCTGCAGCGTTTTTGTCTTTTCAGCCAGGTCCGCCTTTGCCTCGTCGATTTTATCTTTTGCGGTGTGTTCGGCCTGGTTGATTTCAAGCTGCAGGTCGCCTATTTTGCGGATGTGTTCATCGGCATTTTCCCAGTCGGTGATTCGAACGATCGTGGGCTTATCCGGTTTTATTCTTTTGGACATTACTGACCTCCATGTCACTCTGGATTTGCTTTAGGTTTGAATAATTCTTGCCCGTCTGCCGGGAAAACATCGACTTTAACGCCTCGATTACATTATATGCCGTCCTGGGTGATAGCTTGCTGAGATTGTCGGCCGCTCCGTTCGTGGCCTTCTTTAGTATCCCGCATAATTGCTCATCGTTCCATCCCAGATCGCCGGCCAGCTTTTTTATCGCCGACTGCTGAGCGAAGCTTGCGACATCGCCGTTAATCTCAGCCGCCTTGCGGCGGAAGTGGTCGGCCGCTTTGTCCGGGCACCGCCAGCCGTGCGCCTCGCAGATTGCCAGGATATCGGTTGATTGCGAATTGTTTAATTGCTTACAGCTCGTAACGCGGCTGCCGTCCGGCCGTTTATACTGGCTGAGCAGGAGCCGGTACCTGGTCTCAGCCTTTTTCCTGCGGATTCCGGCCGCCTTAACAGCCGTTTGAACCAGTTTTATTTGATTATTATTGAGCATTTAAAGGCCTCTAAAAAGGCTTATCTTGTTTGAAGTTCCAAAATCTCTCGACCAGTTCTGCGATTGAGCAGTTAAAATATTTGCACAGCAATACAAGATCATCTATACTCAGCAGCGATAGGTGTATTTTCACGCCTCTCAAAATCTCGCACACCGGACTGCCGAGCAGCCATTTGACCCTGTTTTTTTCTTTGTCTGTCATTTCCTATCCTGCCTTTGCCGCTTTTTGTTCTGCCTCTTCGAGCGGCTCTTTAATCTCGACCGGCAGCCACACCTTGACCGGCAGCCGCATCTGGTCGATGGCGTCCAGAATCAGCTGAGCATCGATGCGCTCGGTTTCTTTTGCTATTGTAGCCGTATGCAGTGCCATAATAATCAGCTCGCACGTACGGACCCTTCCGGTCCTGGCCGACCGGCATATTCTCTGCAGCAGTTTTACTGCATCGTTTGTCAGTCGAATCCCGCCGTACTGATAGAGCTTTCGGATATCTTCTATGGTATAAAGCCCACCATCTTTTTCCGCAGCCGCTGCATCGAGGTTAAGTATATAACTCAGTCGCGATGTGAACTGGTCGAGCGACTCGCACCCCCGCCGGGACTTTGGCTGCATTATGGTATTTAAGAGGTCCGCGTTACCTGAAAGTATCAGCGGGCATCTGCATTTGACCGCTATAATCTGCCGTAGCTGGTTCAATTCTTTGACATTGAGCGAAGAGCATTCATCGAGTATTATTATTACGTGCCTGTTCTGCAGGTTCTCGATGAGCCGTTCGGTGACCTTGGCGAGCATCCCCGATGAATCGACTCCGAGCTTCTTTGCAATCTCGGCGAATATTGTCGTCGAGCGCATCGTATCGTCGAGCTCGGCGTATATGGTATTTCGATTGGCCTTTGCGTACTGCTGCAGGCATATACTCTTGCCGTGCCCGGCATCTCCGATAATGATTCCTATTCGGCCTTCGCTGCTGGAAAAATCCTCCGTCTTCTTTATAAGTGCGTATATACTCTGTGCAATGGTTGTTCTCACGAACGGTGGCCCCTGCACCTGCCTCTCTTTTCGCTGCACCGAATCCATCCACTGCACGGATTTATTTACCATTTCATCGAGGTTGCCTTTATACTTTTTCGCAAGGAACTGGCTCAGTCGCGTATTCCCGATATTCAGTAGTCTCGCCACCCGCGTCTGCGTGTATCCCCTCTCTGCCATAAAGCCGGAAAGTTTATCGGCTACTATGTCGGCCTCTTTTTTTGTCATGTCCCTTGGCATCCTTTCCTGTATTACGCGGGCATCCTGCTCGAGCCATTTCTGGAGCCCTTTTTTATTCATCGAAGATTTTTCTCCTTGTCTTTTTGTTTGGGTTCATCGCTGTAAAGTCCAAATCCAGTACAGTCCTTGTCGACTCGGCTCCGGCCGCCTTCTTGACGGCGCGTACGATGTCGGCCCTCTTATGCTCGGCCACCTGCGAGTCGAACGGAGTTCTTACCGGCCGGATGGTTTTTGTTTTTTGTTTTTCGTGTGTTTTTTGGCCGGCGGCCATTGCCTTCATCGAAAGCGTCGTTATGTCCATATTCGCGGTAAGCTGCGAATCTTTATATGCCTTGGCGACTTTCAGTGCGGTCGCTTTTTGCCGCGTCGCTTCTCTATACGCCTCATCTGATACCGCCGAGCCGTATCGCACAAGTTCGTTCTGCTCGGCTCCCGTTACGAGTTTAAGCGTCACCGCATCGTATACGTCGATGACGGCTAAGTTGTCCGGGTCATAAGCGACCCTTACCTTTTTACCCTGATAAGCGAGCAGCTTGGGATTGAACTGTCCGTAATACATATTCTTGAATCGCACACCGTTTTTACCGACTGCGATTTCTCCGCTCCACGCCCGCAGCAATAGGTCGATTACCCCTTCGGCCATGACCCGCTGCGAGCGTCTCTGGCCCAGTACCTCCAGCGGCGCCCTTTTGTCCATCCCCGCCCCGCTGTGAGCCGTATTGTTATAGACCTTTACGTACTGACCGACTAATTTTGTAAAGCTTTCGATATCATGCGCCTCGGCGATCGCCTTTTCGCTCGACAATAGGTCTTTTAAGTAATCCGGCTTTCGTTCGGAATCTTTACCGCAGTAGGTCGGCATTGTCTTTGTAAACTGAACATCGAGCGTATCGAAGAACCGCTCGATTAGTTTCGACTGCGGATGGTACGGCAGCGAGAACGATACCGCCACTTCGAGCATCGCGTAAAGTCCGGCCACCATATACTCATCAATATAACCCTTGCGAAGCGCCCTTCTCTTTGCTTTTGTAGTCCCGGTCCACATCTGGCTGTCGTAATCTTTTCCGTTATCGATTTTGACCGCATCGGGCGGTCCGTAACTTTCGATTGCTTTTTTCATAGCACGCAGAATTGTCGTCTGGTTCGGCGTTGTCGATATATGAAATCCTGTTATGGTCCTGCTCCTGTAATCCTCCCAGGCGGTGACCCACGGCCGCCCCCATTTGCCTCGATGTCGGATCCAGCAGTTAAATTGATGATGGTCTCCGACCCACATCGCCCCGGGCTGGACGCTGTCGGGATCGCTCTGTATGTAAGGCGCGTACTTTGCCTGGTAAGCGGCCAGTCCCTCTCGATGCAGCACCTGTACCGGCTGCGGGATTTGCCTGTTAATATATTTATACATAAAGTCGAGTGACGGCACCCGCCAGCCTTTTTTTTGGCTTTTGTTGATATAGCAGACGTTTTGCCAGCAGCTCTTTACCGAAAGTCTCTGCTGCGTCAGGTACATCGCCTTGAATAATTCGAAGGCGTCTTTACTGATCGCATCGGCCCCGGCCACTCCCCCCCTGGTATCGACCAGGCCGATTAATCCCTGGTGCATGTATTTGGACATACATCTCTGCAGCGTTCGCTTCTTGATATTGTGGGTTGCAACGTACAAATCGAGTGCTTTATTTTTACTGATACAGCTACTGCTGCATCTGGCGGCGAATTCCTCGAAGTCTTTTATGATACCCAGCCGTCTCACGGCCTCATCTCTTTTATGTTTCGCTATAGCCGCTAATTCCGCCGGGTCATGGTCCTTTGATTCGGCTACCGCTAAGGCCGGCTCTGCGGTAGTCGGTATCCGCCACTTCCCACCTGCTCTTTCGGCGCCGGCAAGTTTTCCTTCCCGGCAGAGCCGGCGGACGTGCCTAGCTGTCTGCCCGAGCAGCTCCGCCGCCGTTTTAATATCAAGATATTTCATTTTAGTCCGCCTCTGCGTATTTTTTTACCGCCTCGGTAAACTTCCCCAGCGCCTCGGTGATTGCAGTCGCCATACGTGCCGCCGCTGCGAGTATCTCCGATTTTGCTTTGTCGATTTTAATTGCCTTGTCGTAATCGCCCCCCGGCCCTGTTACAATAAACGGCGGCTCCGGCAGTTCGTTAACAACCGTCCAGTTACCGGAAGGCTTCATCACATTTTCGCCGGCGATTTTATAAGGCTGGTATTTGTGGACGTGCCACCTGTCGTTTTTTTGGAATTGGATTACTTCATAGCCCTGGCTGCACTTAAAGCACCAGCCGAAATACGTCCGGATTTTCCTGCCGTACCTGTCTGTTTCATTATCGACTATCGATGGCCACGGCAGGTGGTGGTAGCATTGAGGGCATATCACCCCTGTGATTTTTTCTTTAATTTCTTCTACTGCGTATGAAACCATAATTGTACCCTGATTCACTATTCGCTAAATATGCAGCCGATGGTTTGGAATTTACATCGGGCCTTTCGGCCACCTACCTGTCCCATCTGCTGCTGTTCGCCCGCCCGTCCTTGTGCGGGCGTTATTCACATTTCAAAGTTGGCGGGTTTAACCATCCAACCCGCCGAAGGTAAGGAGATTAATCATGCACGCCGGTGTTATTGCCCACCTGACCCACCGCCGGCTGGGGCTGTGTAAAAAACCAATCTTTCCAATTCCGTTCACTATTGGTCTTGCCCTTGTGTTATTAACTACCAAATACCGGAGCCACCACGCACGTAAGTACCGGCTTGTTATGCTGGAAATATCTCGCCCCGCACTTATCGCACCCGAGGTCGGCTGCATCTTTGGATACCTTCAATTCGCACTCATCGCCGCACGCCTCGCATACGAAGTCGTATTTATTCATCCCGCCTTTTTGCTCGACGCACTCAATCATTTTTTACGTCTCTCCAGTACTCATCCGTTGCCTTTTTTCTCCAGCCTCGCGGCCCACCGTTGAATACCCTCGCTGCAATCTCTTCTTTGTACCTGTCCATCCATAGCGTTATATATAGCCGGGCCACTTCTCTTGCCGGCCCGATTTCGCGAACATCTTCGAGCTTGTATTCTGTCCCGTAATATTTATTGACATCATCGATCGCCCCCTGATGGATCTGCAGCGGCCCTACGGCGGCCCCGCTGTCGCCGTCCGGCGGAGAAATCTGTCCGCCCGACTCGGCAAGCCATATCCTCTCGAGTAGTTCGTCCAGCCAGTCAGGCGGATGGGCGCCCCGGGGGGAGTCGGGGCGCCCCATCAACAACATAGCGGAGGAGGGTTGTTGTATTGCAGTCGCATCTGTCGATGCGTTATTGTCGGTCTGCAGGCCGATTGGCTGCCTCCGGCCTGCAGACTGTGATAAAATAATGGCCAAAAGAATCAGAATTATCTTGACAACTTTTTTCACTGCTCTATACTCATTTCGTTCAGGGAGGACAATTTTCAGTTTTTATCGTATCCGGCACTGCCGGTTTGTTCTCGTCTCCGGCGGGTCCTTACCCCGCCGGAGTAATTAATTATCTCAGCCTACGCTGGCTGAGCTTGTGACGGATTAAATCCTGTTACCTGGCGAACGTGGAAGCGTATGGCGTCCGATTCCGACTGAAACCCATTTCGCTCCCACCATGCCCTGTAAGCGGCCCTCAGATCAGGTGACAGCCTGACACAGACGGCTACGGGCTTGGGTTTGTTGTTGTCGTTTTTATTGCTCATAATTATGTTTTCTTAAATCCCAATTAAAGCTTACTACATAATCGGCACTATGCAACATAAAAATATAAACTTTTATGGTGTGTAACACTAAATATATTATAAATTATTATTATATAAAGACTTGCAAGCCCAAAAAAAAAGCATATTTTTATGGTATTATGAAAAAAAGGAAGCGTACATCTTTCGAGTTGACCGAGATTACGGGGCAAATCCTCAAAGAATTAAAACTTGCACGATGGGATTATACCGAAGTCCTAAATGCAGGCATAGTGGCTTTTAGCCAGCTTAACGACACACAAAAGCAGTTTTTCAAGGATGCAGCTTACGGCTTAAAGTCGGAACATTCTGAGAATGCTCAAAAGATATTTCGGGACTGGATTCTAAGAGTCGTGGAGGATGCTCAAGGGATAACCTCAGATAAGAAACGCTCTCGGCGGGCCAAGCCCTCAAAAACTGGGTAATTTTCCGGATTTCGAACTCTTTTTGAATGTCAAAAATGATGGCTTGTTGTTGTTTTTCCATCGTAACATCCCTGTATTAAGAAGGTTACGCTCCCTCGCTGCGGTTTCTCCCCTAAACTCTCCTCGGGTTCGTTTTTCTCGCAGCCGACAGCTTCTGTTATATTAACAGCCTAAAAATTTTAAATCAAGTGTAAAATTCCCTTGATTTCGGACGTTTATCCTGTAAGATGTTCTCTAACCGGAGTTTAATTGGCTGAATATTTTTTTGGGGATTTTTTATGAAGACCAACAACCCAAAGCATTTACCTTATAGCGTTGCATTTATAATAATAAGCAGTATAGGTATGGTCGTCTCCTTTGTAGGCCTTTTAGGAGCCATTGTTCAGGTTTCCAAAGACGGGATGTTCGTTTTTGCCTTACTGTTCTTGCTCAGCGTCATCGTGCGCGGTTTAGCCTCTATCATAGAAGCTGTTAATGAAAACACTAATGATCTCCGCAAAAGAATGGGGGATTAACATGATACTAACAAAAAGATATAAGGCGTATATTGATAGTCTGAGTTATCGCGAGCTTTTGGCTCACTGGCGTGATATATCTGCTTCTGATCCATGGTTTCAGGGGCAGACAGGCGAATATTGGAAGAAACGGATGTCTGAATTGAAGGCTATTGACCCTGATGGTGCTTTAAGAGATTCTGAAAGTATAGGTTTTCGACAGCAAAAAAAATAAATTTTAGTATTTGCATTCATCTTGCCGAAGCGTATATTAGGTAAAAATTAACGGGTGAGAGTCCTTACCTTTTGCCCGCAGTGGCCTGAAACACATCAGCCCGCTGACTGAGTTTGTGAAACTTGTCAGCGGGCTTTTTATTTAAACCCGCCCCGAATAACGGATTGTCATTTCTACGGAAAGGAATCCGAAATGCAACGTCACAGGTTATTGTTGGAGCTTAAGAAAGATGACTATATTTCTTTCAAAGTCCAGGGTTCTGATAAATCTATCGGTCAAGTCAGGTTAGATGAAAAAAGCCCTCTGGCGTATGCAAATCTTGTATTCGAGTTCGTTCCTAATATTGAAATTATTAGAGGTCGGGCCAAGAATAAGGCCCAAAATTGTAAACAGAAAGGAGTCTGAAATGAACCCCAAACTATTAACCCTCGCTATCATCCTGTGTCTCTGTGCATCTCTGTCTTTTGCCGGCTGTGCTCAAGTTAAGTATGGCGGCGCAGAATATACCCGGCTCGGCGATGTCAAAACAAAAGGAGCTTATGTCGAGAACATCATCGGCCCCGCAAAGGTTACTGTTGACCCGAATACTGGTCTGCATAACTACCTGCTTGATGCAAACGGTATCTATACGCGGTTTTCGTTTGATTCACAGGAAAGCAAAGGCGAGCTCAATATCGATACGCTTGCCGCCACAATCGCAGAGGCCGTAACAGCGGCTCTCGGCGGTACATAACAATCTAAAAAAACGATGTCAAAGCAAATTAAATATCGAATTCTCGGCGGCTACAAGTATCTGCTCGAAGAGGAATATCTGTACCCGACAGGTATCGCCCTCGCCGCTCGCATCGAAACCGATTACCTGGCTTTGGAAGTCGATGGTGTTTTGTTAATCAAAAAGTCCTATGCATGGGACGGTGCTTCCGGTCCCGCTATCGACACGGCGGATTTCATGCGGGGCTCACTCGTCCATGATGCCCTTTACCAGCTCATACGGCTCGGCCTGCTGGCTAAAAAATATCGCAAGAGGGCGGACCAGCTCCTGCGTAAAATCTGCCGCGAGGATGGCATGCCCTTCTGGCGGGCCTTTTACGTTTACAGGGTGGTCCGCAGGTTCGGCGTATTCGTTGTTTAATAAGGAGACAGTGACTATGGATTTTCAGTTGAACATCGCAATGGTCGTTATCGGCGGCTGCGTTTCAATCGTAGGCGCACTTATTGTAGTTAATCTCCGCTCAATCAAGAAGTGCCTGTCGGGCCTCGGCCTCCGAATCGATAAGCAGGATGACAGGATCGAAAAGACCCGCGATGAGGTAACCGCCCTCTCCGGTAGCATGTCCGCCTGCAAAATCGACTGTGACCGCACCTTTGTCAATAGTGAGGTCTTTCTTCGCGAGACCGGTTTTGCCCGCCGGACTTTGGAGAATGTTACTTCGGCCGTCAACAGGGTCGAGGGCAAGCTGACGGTAGTGGAAAAGTTGCCGCAGATTTGCGGTGACATCAGCAGAGAAATAGTTAAGGAAATGAAAAACGGAGCACCGTAATGGACGGAAAAGTTGAGGCAACAAAAATAAAGCAGATGCGTCGGCTGCTGCTTAACAATATGAACCGGCTGTACCCGACCGCTCTGCAGGTCCAGACCCTTTACAATTCGATGTGCGGCTTCGATGAAAACTACGATTTTACCCTCCTCGAAAAGGACATCACTTATCTCAAAGACAAAGGCTACATCGAGTACATCGATGACATGCTCGGCGGGGCGGACTCTTTCCGCAAGAAATGCGTCAAGCTCACCGCTGAGGGTAAAGAAATCGCCGACCGCACCCAGACCGACCCTGCCCTGGAGATATAACTGATGGCAAAGCGAACGCACTCATCGCTCGATAAATTGCCCGCCGAGTTGCGGGAGGCATTGACTTCCATGGTGGTCGACAACGCCTGGCCCGCCGACTTTCCTCGCCGCAAGGCTTTTGGTTTTAAGGCCGATGACAGTGAGCTTATAGGCAAACCGCGTTACGAAGACCTTGTCACTTACTGTGATCACAAAGGCTTCAAGGTTTCCAGGTCGGCGGTAGGGCGGTTCGGTATGCGAATGAGGATGCTTGCCAAGATGAAAAACGCTGGTGTGGTTGTTCGCGAGGTAATGTCCGACCTGAATGAAGATAAGGCATCTGCTACACAAAAAGCCGTTGCTGAAATGATAACTGCCCAGACTATAGAGTTCATCGTTTCCCAGGACGATATGAGCTCTAATGAAATCAAGAACATAGCCAGGGCGATGAAGGACTGCACGCAGATTTCTATTGCTGCTGACCAGTACATCCGCACCCAAATCCAGGAGAAGGTCGAAAAGGCCTGTGAATCCACAAAGGCCAAGCTCACCAGGGCCGGTGTGGACAGTAAAAAAATCCAGGAAATCATAGATGAGCATTTAGGAGTGGTCAAAAAATCGTAACCAAGACAGAAACAAAACCGCCGGCCCAAATCTCGCAGGGTTATTTTCTGCCCTATCAGAACGACTGGATACTCGATGACAACCGCTTTAAGCTCTGGGATAAGTCCCGTCGTATCGGCGCCACTTACGCCGAGAGTTACAGGGCGGTCCGTCGCCGCAACCTGCTCGACCACAAGCGTGACTATTGGTTCTCCAGCGCCGATGAATCGGCGGCGGTTGAGTTTTCTCTTTACTGCCAGCAGTGGTGCAAGCTCATCGAGGCCGTGTCCGAGGCCTTTACCGAGGATCTCGAGGACGAAAAGGGCTACAGGTATAATAATTACGTTGTCGAATTTCCCACCGGCAGCCGCATCAACTGTATGAGCAGTAACCCCCGCCGGTTCCGGTCTAAAGGCGGTGACATCTGTCTTGATGAATTCGACTGGCACGACAAGCCCGGCGAGATGCTCGATGCCTCCTCGCCGAGCACGATGTGGGGATATGATATCAGTATCCTTACCACGCGAAACGGCGAGGGCTCAGAATTCGATAATCTCGTAAAGACTGCCAGGAAAATCCAGGCCGGTCAGCTTGACCCGGACAAAGATTCCGTCCTTCCCTGGAGCTATCATTTTGTCCCGATTACCGTTGCCGTTGAGCAGGGCCTCGCCGAGAAGATTTACCGCCTCGATCGTATAGATGCTGCTGCCAGGGAGAAGTTAATTCGCGAATGCCGCGCCAAGAGCCGCAACGAGGACGCCTTTAACCAGGAGTATATGTGTATCCCCTCGGCGGCCGCCTCGACTCTCATTCCTTATGATTTATATCAAAGCTGCGAATTGGCCGACTGCATCCAGTCCCTCGTCCCCCACACAGAAGAACAGCGTCAGTACTTCCTCGGCGGCGATATCGGCCGCGAAAAACACCTTACCGTATTCTGGCTCTGGGAGCTCGTGGGCGATTGTCTGATTTGCCGCAAAATTATCAAGCTTCACAAAACGCCTTACAGCGTCCAGCTGCAGACGGCAAGCGACCTGCTCGCTAACCGCAATATATTGAAAGGCTGCATCGACGCCACCGGCATCGGTGACATGCTTACTGAAACGCTCCAGGAAAGGTTCGGCAGCTATCGTATCGAGAAAATCAAGTTCACCAACCCTGTAAAGGAGCATCTCGCCTCACAGGTCCTCGGCCGGATGGAGGATAAGCGTCTCCGCGTCCCTGCTGACATGGCTATTCGTGAGAGTTTTCATTCCGTCAAAAAGACGGTAACGGCAGCCGGCAATATTCGTTTCGATGCCGCCAGCACCGAGGCCGGCCACGCAGATGAATTCTGGGGCGCTGCTCTGGGGATCGAGGCCGCCGCTTCCGAGTCAAAACCCGAGGTCATTTTACTTTAAGGTCTGATTATGGCAGAAGCTGTAAAATTAAGTCCCGAAGCCGCTGAGATGTTAAAGGCCGCCATTGATAAGCAGATCGAATCTGCCAAGAAGGGCATCAGTCTGGGCCAGCTTGCCCGTCTATGGGATACCGGCCAGTCTCTTGTCGATGGCTCTTCCAGTAAACCGAAATATCCGTACAAGCAGGTCGAGCTGGTCTTTGCCTGTATCAACAAGCTCATCAGCTCTGTTTCCGGCCTGCCGCCGGTAATCTCTAATATCAAGGAGCAGATTATCGAATCCGGGCCTGCCTATGATTTGTTATTTAAGAGTCCGTCTCTCAGTTGGGAGCGTTTTGTCACCGAGACGATTGGTCATTACGCACTCAGTCGGGACGTCTTCTGGGTCTTTACCGATATGGCCGGTCGTCAGCCCAAGGAGATTACCGTTATAAGCGGCACTCAGATGCACCCCGTCACTCACGACCGCACCGCTGGGGGAATACTTTTGGGTTGGGAGTTTCGCGGCACGGGCGGCCACCGCGCCACTTTCACGCTCGATGAAGTCTGGCAGTGGAAGAATTTCAATCCGTACGATCCTTATCACGGCATAGGCCCTGCCGCCGCTGCCAAACTGTCTATCAACTACAGCTACGCCGCCTCGTTATTTAATACCTCGGCCCTCGATAACGGCGCCGAGCCCGGAATCATATTAACAATGCCCGGCTCGCCTGGTGAAGAACAGATCCGTATGATGCGCAGCCAATTCGACTCCCGTTACGCTGGTGCCGGCAATGCCAAGAAAACAGCCCTTTTGGTCGGTGGAGTAGATGTTAAGACCGTGGCACAAACGATGGTCGATTTGGATGTGGCGACTCTTACAGACAAATCAGATAATAAAATCTGCGCCTGTTTCGAGGTTCCGCCTCCTGTTGTCGGCCTTGTCACTGAGGCCCAGTACTCTCACGGCCCTGCTCAGAAGGATTTTATCTTCAATACGATTATACCGCTGGCTCGTTTGTTCGCCGGTAACATTACCAGTGGTATCCTGTCTCGTTTTTATACCGATTCGGCTCGCGGTGTTGCCTTGAAAGATGCCCGCCTCTATCACGGACTGAAACACCTCTCGCTGGCGAGAAGGTCTTCATTCCGTGATGCATACCACAAGGCCGTCTCGCAGAACCGCTCTGTCTTTATATGGTTCGATACCGGCCAGCACCCTGTGGTCCAGGAATTTCAGCGTGAGACCGCCGAGAAGGTCCTTAATTTCACCAAGTCCGGTGTCGTCCTGAACAACCTTATAGAGGCCCACGATTTACCATACGAATTAAACGAATGGGGCAACCACTGGTGGATCGGTATAGGCCTGGTCCCAGCCGAGTATACGCTTGAGGCTGGTCTGGAGGGTCTGACCGGCCCGTCCCTACCGGAGGGCGAAGAGCCGAAGTCTTTACCCGGACCGGTTACCGAAACAGATCTTGATGTCCAGATCAAGGCCGACCAGCAGCAGGCACTTCGTATCTGGCGCAACTGGGTGACATCATGGGCGGGTATCGAGAAGGAATATTCCGAGGCGATGCGTAAATACTTCCTGCGACAGCAGAGGCTCTTACTGGCTCAATTAAAGAAAGCCCTTGCCAGCGAGACACGAGCCGCTGGTCACGAGTCACGGGCCGCCGGCGATATCATCGCCCGCATCGTTTTCGATTTGAAGCTCGAGAACAACAAAATCAAGGTAATCAACAACACCTTTTTCGGCAAGGCTGCCGAGTTGGGTATCCGCCAGTCACTGTCAGAGGCTGCCGGTCTTACCGGCGAGGCCCTTGACGAGGCTGCCGCTGCGGCCAAGTTGTCACCGAAGGTAAGGGGTAAAATGCTGATTTCGTCGAGTAAAATCACTGGCGTCAATAAAACTACGCAGCAGATGGTTACCGAGCAGTTAAGTTCCGGCCTCGAATCCGGCGAGGGCCTGAGCGATCTTACCGGCCGCATCAAAAAAGTCCTTGGCTCCAACAGGGCAAGGGCCCTTTCAATCGCCCGCACCCAGACGGCGGGCGCTGTCGGCACCGGCCGCCACCAGGGCCTCTCCGCCGCCGGTATTGAGAAGAAGGGCTGGCTTACCAGCGCAGATAGTAACGTCCGTCCCTCCCACACCTCCGCCGGGCTCAAATACGCCGAAGGTATAGCCGTTGATGTCCCATTCGAGGTCGGCGGTGAGTATTTAATGTACCCGGGTGATCCTGCCGGCTCAGCCGGTAATATTATCAACTGCCGCTGCGCCGAGATCGCCATCGCCGCCGCCGGCAAAACTTTCGATCTTGCCCATTACAGCAATCTTAAATTTTATTCTTATAGCGATATGCAAATCGACTTAACCAAAAACAAGGACCATAAAAATGGAAACTAAATATTTTTTTGCAAACGTCAAAAAAATCAACGAAACCGAACGCACCCTCGACGCCGTCGCCTCCACCAGCGCCCTCGACCGTGACAATGACATCATCCTGCCGGAGGCCTTCCGTGAAACCATAGACGCCTTCAAGGCCAACCCTGTTATTTTAGCCACTCATCAGCACCGCTTAAGCACCGGCTCCTCGCCGGTCATCGGTTCTGCAATCCCTGAATCCATCGTAATAGGTGATAAAGAGGTCACTTTTACTATGCGTTTCGCCGGGACTCCGCTCGGCGAGGAATACTGGCAGCTCTACAGGGACGGTCATATGCGGGCCTTTAGTATAGGCTTTATTCCTATCGAGCATGAAGACCAAAAGGATGAGCATCTCGGTTACATTCGTACATATACGAAGATCGAGCTTCTGGAGATCTCCGCCGTCCCCGTCCCCTCCAACCGCCAGGCCCTTGCCCGTGCCAAGGGCTTCTTCGAGACCGAGGATATCAGGGACGGCATCGCCGAAACTGTTAAGGCCGTCACCGAGCAGGTTATCAATGACCAGCTCGACAAATTTACTTTACGTATTGAGGACAGATTAGACCAATTCGAATCTGTTATAGTCGAATCGGACGGATTTGCGAACAGGCTGCTGCGCGGCGGCCGGCTCGAACCATCCGCTCCTGACGACAATCCCATAGCCGCGCTTAGTCAGTTGGAAAGAATCAAGAATATTTTAATTGATGGAGGTCATTCAAATGACACCTGAACAAATCGAAAATAAATTAAACGAAACGGTCAATACCATTGAGCAGGCAGTTGAAGACATACGTACCAATAAGGCCAGCCGCCAGGAAGTCGTCGAACTAATCGATGACCGCACCAAATCCGACAAGGAGATGCTCGAAGCCACCAAGACCGACATTGAAACGCTCAATACCGGCATCGCTGAAATGAAGGAAGCTACCGATGCCCTGCAGACCCAGGTTCGCACGCTCAGTAAGGCCGGCATAACCGCCCGACTCGGCACTAAGAACAACTACAAGGGCTACTTCTCCTCTCCGGCCGAAGCAAAGGCCTTTGCTCTGCTTATTATGGCCGCGACCACGTGCCATTCAAGGGTCTCCGAGCATCACGACAGGGCCAAAAAGGCGCTGGACGATATAGGTCTCGAGCCGCACTGGCTGAATGCCGATGGACGCAAGGCGATGACCGGCTCTTCTCAGACCGGCGGCGGTGCCCTTGTCACCGTCGAGCAGATACCGACTATCATGATGCTGCTGGAGCAATACGGTAAATTCCGCGCTAACGCCCAGGTTATGCCGATGGGGGCCGGCCAGACCCTGACGCCCAAGATTGACGGACTGTTGGCCGTTACCTGCCCGGGCGAGGGCGGCACGATTAACGAGCAAGATCCGGAGATTGATATTGTATCGCTGCTGCCGAAGACTCTCAGTGCCATAACCTGCTACAGTATGGAGCTCGAAGACGACTCTTTAGTCGCCCTGGGTGAAATGCTGGCCGGCCTGTTCGCCCGCAGCTTCGCTTACTATGAGGATTTATGCGGATTCAAAGGCGATGGCACCAGCACCTATTTCGGCTACACAGGTATCGCAGGCGCCCTTCGTGCCGTCGATGCCACCATCGCCAATATCAAGTCTCTCGTGGTCGGGGCCGGTAACGCCTACAGCGAGCTGACCCTTGCCAACTTCGAAGAGGTTGCAGGCACAGCACCTGTTATAGCAGAAGACGAGTTCCTCAAGTGGTACGTCCATAAGTATTTCTTCTGGACGGTTATGGTTAAATTGGCCCTGGCCGCCGGCAGTGGCACTGCAACTGAAATCCTTACCGGCCAGGCTCTGAAGCAAAAGACGTATTTGGGCTACTCTGTCGAGTTTGCCCAGGTAATGCCCAAGGCCGAGGCCAACAGCCAGATCTGCGCACTGCTGGCTAACCTCAAGCAGGGTGCGATACTTGGCACTCGCGGCGGGATTGAGTTTGCCACATCGTCCGAGCGATACTTCGAGAAGGGCGTTATTGGTGTTCGAGGCCGCGACCGCATCGCCATCAACGCCCACGGTGTCGGCGATACGACCGATGCCGGCCCTATCTGCGCCCTGATTACCGCTGCATCGTAGTGCAGTGAATTGGCTGTTCGTTGTTGGTCGATGAACAACGAACAATAAACTAAAAAACGATGAACTTATTCGAAAGGAAAAGCGATGGATTTAAGAGCAATGTTAAAGGCCATGAAGCTCGGCTTAGTGCTCCCGCCGCAATTGAAGGATGACGGTGATTTCGCCGGCAACACTTACTTCGACACCCTGGGGCTTGCAGCTGTTATGTTTGTATTTTTAGTCGGCACTACCGATGTAGCAGCCGGTGACGCCGTTGGCTCGACCGCCGAAGGTACGGCACCTTTAATTGAGGAATGCGACACCACCGGCGGCGCTTATACCGCTGTCACCAGCGCCGCCCTGGCCGATTCCATCCAGCACGATGAAGATGACAGTCTCTTCGGAATCTTCGTCGACTTGGCCAAGACCCATAAACGCTATATGCGGGCACAGGCCCCGCATTCGGCAGCCGGCGCTGTAAACGGTTCGAACCTTGCCATTTTGGCAATCGGCTTTCCGAGCAATGTAATGCCGAGAACTGCAGCCGAGATGGGCCTTACCGAGCTTATTGAAGCTTAAGAGCAGGGCCTTTATAGCGAACGTTAACGCCTGCCCGCCGCTTAGTCGGCGGGCAGGTATTGATAAAAAAAACCTAAAAAAAAAGAAAGGTGTATTATGTGGATAAAGATGAAATCGACTTGCGAAGGCTCGGCCGGCATGTTCATAAAGGGCGATAAGTACGACCTGCCGCCCGGTGTTGTCAAGCTGCTTCCTAAAGGCGAGTACGAAGATATCTGCGCCCCCTGGGACGAACACAAAGATGAAGATGCGGCCCGCCTGTACTCTCTGCAGGGCCAGTTGGAAGGCCTTCGGTCGAAGGCTGAGCGATTGGCAAATGAAATCGAAGCCGACCGGCGGAAGGCCGACAAGCTCGTCGCCGAATCCGCCCAAACACAGGCCATTGCTGATGAGGCTGGAATAACAGCCAAAAAGGCTGTTGACGATGCTCAAAAAGAAAACGCCACTGATGACGACAAACGCGAAGCCCTTCGGATGGCACGCATTGACGAGATAAAAGATGCGCAGGATATGAAGGTTAAGGCCCTGCTGCAGGTCCAGCTCGCAGAAATCCGTCTTAAGGTGCTTGATGCCGGTGACGTCCAAACCGAAATCGAGCAGGTCGAATCTCAAATCGCCGAACTAACAGCCAAGGCCGCCGAGAAAAAGGCCAAGGCTGAAGCGGAGGCTAGGCCCAAGGCCGATGCCGAAGCAAAGGCAAAGGAAGATGTCGAATCAAAGGCCAAAGCCGCCGCCGAGGCCAAAGCAAAGAAAACCGCAGCCGCCCGGGCCGAGCTCGATAAGAAGGCTAAGGCCGGCGAAAAAGAAGCCGCCGACAAGCTGCTCGGCAATATTACCGATGTCGCCGACCCTCAGCCCGAAACTACAGATCAGGAAAAGGCAAAAGATAATGCAGGAAAAAAACAAACGCAAAAGCAATCGGCCGACCGAAAGCCGAAAGGCCCAAAGAGCGCCAAAAGACAAACAGTTTCGCCCTGAAAAGCCGGCCGGTAACTACCGTACAAAGTAGCTTTAACAAGCAGTTAAATCTTTTTTAAGGAGCCGTGATATGGCTAAAAAAAAGAGTGTGCCAAACTCTTATATCACCAACATGGAACACTTGCTCAAGCTGGAAAGGAACCGCCTTGCTGTTATAAAAAATAGTCTCAAGGGTGATAAGCGTGAGCATGATTTACTTACGAAACAAATCAAGCTCCGGGAGAAATACGTAGAGCTCGTTAAGGCCTCTATCGAATTAGGTGTCAAGCCGATTTAAAGGCCTACAAAAAAGACCACAACATATAATCTGTGTAACAGGTATGTAAAAATGGGTGAATTAGTCTCTAAAACATCTTCGGCCGTCGCCGTCGATGAGAACCTGACCACTCTTATTGACTGGGTCAATATCGAGCATGTCTCCGGCTTTACTGTAATTATAGATAACGCCGGCGGCGGTAGTGCCGACGACATTACCGATGTCCAGATAGATACCTCCAATGATGGTGGTACCACGGTAAGTACCGACCAGCACGCCGGCGTGCCCGCCGTCCCTATCGCTTCGGCCAAGGCCTCCGTAGGCACCTTTACCGAAACTGCTAATTTCGTCCGCGTCCGCGCCCTCTGCGCAGCCGGCACCGATACCACCGCCGATGTTGTTCTGCTGGCTGATACGGCTGCCGCCCGGATCTGTACGCTTACCGATGTAAAGGACCGGCTCGGCTTATCTACTACCGACCACGACTCGATGCTCTGTCGATTAATCTTGAACCTGGAAGACATCTTTAATTCCTATTGCTCGAGGACCCTCATCCTGAACTCTGTCGATGTCACCGAGTACTATACCGGCGGCAGCGCCCACCTGAAACTCAAGCGATATCCGGTAGTCTCGATTACCTCTATCAAGGTTGCAGTCGATTACGATTTTACCTCGGCGACCGCTTTAACCGCCGACTCCGATTACCGCCTCATCGACGGCGGCAAAAAAGGTATTTTATACAGGCTTTATTCTAACTGGTACGAGTTCGACGACTCCATCCAGGTAATCTATAAGGGCGGCTATTGCTCCGCCGGCCAGACGCCTGGCAGTGGTGAATTTGCACTGCCGAACGATTTGCGAGAGGCGGCCATCGAGCAGGTATCGTTTTTATTCAAGAGAAGGGACGATATCGGCCTGGCCTCCGTTGGCTTCGAAGGAGGCTCAATCAATAAATTTTCACCGATGGATTTACTGCCTATGGTTCAGAAGGTTTTGGATGATTACGTAAGGCGCAGCCTGCCATGATGATTCAATTACAGATGGGTCCGAATTTTGTGAAGGCAGTCGATGAGCTGTCCTCAATGGGCACCGCCGTAATCGAGGCCTGCTCGGAGGGCCTGGCCGTCGGCGTCAAAACCGCTGCAAGTAATGTAAGTA